CTATATAATGTTTCTTGTCTCCGTATTCAATATGACACAATCTGCAAACCGCCATCAAATTTTCAATCTTATCTGCATCTGCATTTCCCCCCATTCCCCTTCTATGTATATGGTGAATATCTACTGCTCTTGATCCACATACTTCGCACGGCATAAAATCTTCACCTCCGTAACCAAAATGCTTTAGATATATTTTAGTGTGGTTTTTTATTTTGGATATTTTGGATGCTTGGTAGGTAATAAATCAAAATCAGAATCGTACTTTGGATTCTCTGGTCTGCCATTTTTTATAAGATACAAAAATGCGTTTACTCTTGCATAAGCCCATTGCTTCGCTGATTTCACATTAGGCGAATGGCTTGTATTAAATGCACCTAAGCCTCTTTGGTATACAGATTTCAATGCTCCCAGATTTGCGCCATAGCCTAATTTTTCTTTGTACCTATCATTAAATTCATCTGCTTTCTTTTGTAATGCTTCCTCTACATCTTTTGAAACCTCTGCGCCTCTTTTACCTCCTGCATCACCTTTAGCACTTCCCTCGCCTTTTGGATCTGGGTTCTTAGTTCCTGACTTAGGCGCTTTTGGACTTTCTTTTATGCCTCCTCTTTCGCCAACCTCTGCAAATTTTTGTTTATCTATTTCGGCAAGTTTTTTCTGCGCCCAACTAACACCTTCATCCCCACCCCAAGCTAACCACATTAAAGCGCCGCAATCTAATTTTGGATCTCCCTTTGAATTTTCTCTATGCCTTTCAAAGGATGCCATTCTACCTATTGTTTCTCTGGATATGTTTTCGCCTTTTGCTAATTGGTTAGCCCTTGTCCAACCTACTAAAGTTCCGCAACCGCGATCATTTTCTTTTTTAATACTTAATGCTCTTCGTGCATTTGACTTAGCAGCCTCTGGATAATCGTTATAGCTATCAACCATTGAAACCCTGATTGCAGCCCATACGCTTTGCGCTTTTTCTTCTGTATCAAAGATGCAAGCACCTGATCCTATTCTATATTTCCCATTTGAGCATTTAATTACCGGCATTTCCTATTAGTTTACTATAAATAGCAAATCGGTGCTTATTTACAACGTGCAAGTTGTAGTTCTTATTGCAATAATCGTAAAGCGATTCCCCATAATGCTTTCTTGCATCTGGATCATTAACTAAAAGTTTTATCCAATAATACCAATCTTTTTGGCTATTGACGTGACAGGCAGGATAAAATCCCCTGTAAGGATGCACATTGCTTACAATAGCAGGGTTTTTCTTTGATGCCGTTTCTAATACCTTTAAATTAGATTTCATTGAATTAAACTTATTGTCAACCAAAGGAATTAGGCTTATATCTGAATCACAATAAGCAGCCATATATTCCGTAACGTGATTAAAGTTATAAATCGTTGGGTTTAATTTCAGTCCATTCGTAAAGGATGCTATCATACCATCCCAGATATGCTTTTCCCCTTCATTATACCCCGCTATGATTGTCCTTACAGGAAAGTTAATTCGCTTCATTGGGTTGCGTAGTATATCTATATCCCTTCCGTGTGTTCCTGATCCTGACCAAAATAGCCTCACAAGATCCGAAGGCTTTTTATCTAAAAGAAATTGTTCTTCGCCGAATGGTATTGCATTAGGCAATATTTCAACGTTCTGATTGTATGCATATATTTCTGCTGCTAATCTATCGTGAGTGCAAGTACAAAGGTCTGCTATCCTGATCCAAGCAATTATTTTTTCAGTTACCTTATTTTCTTTATATGATTCTGAAAGTATATGCGAAGCACCTAAATCCCAATGGTCGTCATTATCCACAATTAATTTAAAGCCGTATTTTTTGCGCCAAGCAATCATTTGCTCTGGCGTTACATTATGCAGCATTCTATTCATTACAACAAGGTCGTAATTATTTGAAACCACTTCCTCGTTTATTACGTCAGTCATTAAGCAATAATCTTTTTTCATATTGACTATTGGCATAAGGATTCTATGGTAAGATACGCCGCTACTTTTTGACGCTATTGCTAAAATTCGCATCTAATATTTTTATCTATGTGGTAAATCTTTTGGTATTTTTCCCATACTGATTGCGCCCTTTGTAGGCTTTCATCTTTCATAGCCCTGTACTCTGTGCCATTTCCAACGTCGTGTCCAATATGCTCACTTTTTAAATCAGGTAGGTAGTAATTTGTAAACCCTGCAATAGTCGCCCTTTCTGCATAATCTCTGTCCTGCATTCCATAAGGATCATAAGCCTCATTGTAACCTCCTATGGCATCAATTAATTCTCTTGTGATAAAATTATTTCCAAAAGGAGTATGTGTTTTATGGATTCCGTCAACTAATGGCGGCAATTCCTCTACGCAATGTATACCAATAATGCCTGTTTTTGACACACGTTCTGCAAACATAACCCAATTTTTAAGCCAATTTGTAGGTAATAGTATATCATTTGCTAATAAACAAACTCCGTCATAGTCTTTTGTCATTCTTAATCCTGTATTAACTCCTGCACCTATCCCTCTTTTGCCAAACGATCCATTGCATCCCTTAAAATTAAAAAGATTAATAGGCATTGTTTCGCTTCCGTTATCAATTAAATAGCAGTCAGCATCATATCCAGAATTGTAAAAGTTCTGATCTATTACTCTTTTTGTTAAATCTTCTCTATTTAAGGTCAATAAGATTACGGCTATATTCATTTATTCCAATTTTTTTAGCAGGCACTCCCGCATATTTCATAAATTCTTCTGTTTCCCCTTTTATAAAAGCACTTGCACCGATCATACAACCGCGCTCAATTTTCGTAAATTGATGCAATACTGCGTTCAATCCAATGTTTGAATATTCTCTAATTATTGAATGTCCTCCTATTTTAGCACCGCAGCTTATAGTAACATTTGAATAAATAAGGCAATCGTGTCCTATATGCGAGTGTTTCATAATAAAACAATTATCCCCTATTGTAGTTACATCTTTTGTTCCTGCATCTATTGTAACTAATCCTGTAATAATATTATTATTGCCAATAGTTACTAAGCCTCTTTTTATTTGTCCTTTCTGGATAATTTTTAAAGTTCCATAATCTTTTATTTGTTCCTCATACTCCCAATGTTTTTTATGTTCAGCAGGATCACCAATAATACAATAAGCGCCAATATAATTATTGTCGCCTAATATTACATTTTCGCCAACGATAGCAGTAGGGTGTATAAAGTTTGCCATATTATTGTTTTTCAAACCAATTATATAATCTCATTATCATTTCAAATTTACAAGCACCACACCATACAGATACAATAAAATTAGGATCTAAATATAATCTGTAAATATGTTCATACATTTTTAAGTCATTCAATTCAAGGTTTCTAATAAAACCATTCTTTGCGCTTTCAAAATTACTAATGTTAGCAATTAGCCATTCTCTATGCTCTTGTTTTATTTCCATAAACTCCAAATTAATTTAGAAACAATAGGCGCTAAAAAACCTGCTATAAACATTGTTGATGTTATATTCTGCATTAATTCAGGTAAGAAATAGTGTATTGGTGCAATCCACGCAGCCAAGCAACTTCCGCAATTAAAGGGCTTGAAATTGATTCCCCATTTATTCGGTAGGTTATGAATTTCAGTAAAAAATAATGATGCACAGATAGCAGTTAAAATTGATAAAATCATTTTCTAATATTTGTTTTCATTTGTTTTTTGGTTTTATTTATCGTCCTTACTATTGACATATAAGGAATGCCTGTTTTTCTACTTAACTCTTTTGCATTCTTTTTAAAATCAATAGCATATAGTTTTAAAATCTCTTTGTTATACCAATGAAGCCCTTCCAGATTTTTTTCAAGTTTATCAACTAAATCTAATTTGTCAAAATCAACTATTGCTTCGGTATCATTATCAACATACTCTGTATAATTTCTATAACTTTTATAAAAATTACTTCTGTCGCTCTTGATCATATTTAGCATTACTCGTACTATATAAAATTTTAATTCATTCCTTTCATACATTCCAATTAATTTCTCCTCATTCATTTCGCAAAGAACTAAAAAAACTTCTGCTTTTAAATCATATTGCAACTCCTCTGGATGCATCTTAGCAAACGCGTCATTAACCTCTTTCAAAGTCCAATACTCAGCTAAAATTTTATTTTTGACCATTCAATCAATGCGGGTTTGTTTTCTATTTCGCTACAAATATAAACAATTCCTCCACATTCGTAAATATCTTTTAAACGATCCTTTTGTTCAGGACTTAATTTGTCCCCTATCTTTTTAACTTCAATAGCTACATAAATACCCTTTTCAGTATATCCTTGTAGATCCGCCCAACCCTTTTGAATTGTTCCTTTACGCTTTCCGAACGGAATATTGTTAACCCTATTTAAACGCCAACCAATTAATTCAAGGTTTTTCTTTGCCCATTTCGTTAGATCGTTCGCTGATATATCCATTTATTTTGTTATAAAATTCTTTGTGAAATAATAATCTATTCAATTTTGGTTCAACCTCTGTGTAAGAAGCATAAAAGTCCATAAAATTATCTGTATAACAATACTTTCTTGTTCCGTAATAGGTATATCTAACTTGATAAATTTTCAAAGTATTTGACAAGTGCTAATTTTTTACATTGTGATTCAATAAAATCTTCATCCTTTATTTGTTTACTAAAGTCCTTTGCATCCTTTGGGTGCATTCTATTTAGCCTGTATAAATTATCATCACTAACTACCTTAATAGTATCCATTATCTGCTCATTTGTAAAAGTTATCTTACCTTGTTTCAACAGGATCATAAAAACCTTGTCGGCATTGAATAGCCTATTAAAGTCCTCACGCTTCCCAGATAACCATTCATTTTTAGTAAAATCAACGATTTCGTCATCTGTTAATTGTTTTACGGGTTCTTCTGCAGGGGGTGGGATATTTTTACGAACTTGGTTAGCTTTGGTTTTATAAGCATTCATAATACCAGATATGTACTTAGGGGAAAATTTTTCGTAATGTTCAATATTGCATTCAAACTTTCCTTGTACTGCCATTTTGAAAGCTATTCTCATTTCCTGAATAGTAAAAAATGGATAGGTAGTTCTTATGTAATCTTCAATCACTTCTAATTCTGTAACATCTGGAAGCCTCGTTAATCCTATTAGGGTAAAAATATATGCTAAATTTTCCCTAAGCGTTACAGGACTAA